TAGATTCAGATGCTTAGAATTTATTTATTTTTATTTGTTATTGCCACATTTAGTGGTATAGGTTACACTGCCTATTGGTATTATGAAACCTCTGAAGCTGAAAAAGCAAGATTAAGAGAAAATAATGTTGTTCTACAAAGTGCAGCTGAAACATTAGAAAAAACTGTGGTTGAATTAGAAAATCAAGCGAGCAATAATGCTCTAATGATTAAAGGCTTACAGGAATCATTACAAAAGTCAGAAGCCGGACTTGACAGGCTTAGAAAAAGATTTAGTCAAATTGATATAACAAAAGAAGCTCTCGAAGATCCGGAAGATCTCGAGCGGAGGATTAATCGTGGTGTGGACCGACTCATACAAAATATTTTATCTGATACCTCTCCTTCTATTACTGACGAGTTGCGCGAAGACGCCGGAACCGATAGTAGTAACTGAGAAAGAATACATTTATCCAACTATTCCTTTACAGGCAACCCCGAAACCGGTTGATATGCCTGATGTTGAATGGTTTGTTGTCAATGAAGATAACCTAGAAGAATCTATAGCAAGAATAAAAGAAGCCGGTGGTGTCGCCGCCTTCATGGCTATTACGCCAAAAGGCTATCAGAACCTATCAATAGGAATAGCTGACCTACGCAGATTCATACTTCAACAAAAAGAGATTATTGCGTACTATGAGACACAAATAAAAGAAATAAAAAAATAATTATTTTTACAATATATTGCTATATTTAGCACACATATAGCCATATTTTGCTATTTACAAAGTCGTGGTTTTGATATATAATACCACATAAGAGAAATCATTTATATAAAGGAAATTGCAATGGCAACAGCTTCTGTTGACACACGTAGACTTTTATCCGAAACAAAGTTCTACGATAGTTACTCACGCTTTAACGACGAAAACGAACGATATGAAACCTGGGAAGAAGCTGTGGATCGTGTGATTCAAATGCATGCGAACCAATACAAGGAAAAAGAAAATGGACTTAAGTCTTATCTAGAAGAAGCTAGACAAGCTTATAAAGAACAAAGAGTGTTAGGTGCACAACGTGCTCTTCAATTTGGTGGAGAGCAATTACTTAAACATCAAATGAGAATGTATAACTGTACATCTTCATATGCTGATAGGCCAGCATTCTTTGGCGAGATCTTTTATATTCTATTGTGTGGTGCCGGCGCAGGATTCTCTGTACAAGAACATCATGTAGCAAAACTACCTAAAGTAATTGCTAGAACTAAACCAGCAAAAACACATATAGTAACAGATGATATTGAAGGATGGGCAACTGCAGTTGATATTCTCATGTCATCTTATTTTGTAGATGGTGGTAAATATCCGGATTACGCTGGTCGTCGAGTCTACTTTGATTTATCAAATATTCGGCCAAAAGGTTCTAAAATCTCTGGTGGATTTAAAGCACCTGGTCCTGATGGTTTACGTCGTGCTCTTGATAAGATTGAACATCTATTACAAGACATAGTGATTGATACAAAAGAGTCTATCGCTTTACGACCAATCAATGTATATGATATTTGTATGCATACTGCAGATGCAGTTCTTTCTGGCGGTGTACGTCGTTCTGCAACTATTTGTTTATTCTCGCCTAATGATGAAGAAATGATGTCAGCTAAAACAGGTAATTGGTTTGTTGATAATCCACAACGTGGTCGATCAAACAATTCTGCAGTTATTGTTAGAGACAAAACTACGCCTGAGCAATTCGGTCATATAATGACTAAAGTAAAAGAGTTCGGTGAACCTGGCTTTGTATTTGTAGAGTCAACCGAGCATACAACTAATCCATGTGTTGAGATAGGAATGTTCCCGCAGATAGACGGTAAGTCTGGATGGCAGGGATGTAATCTTACAGAGATTAACGGTGGTAAATGTGTAACTAAAGAAGATTTCTTTCTTGCATGCCGCGCTGGTGCAATCTTAGGTACGCTCCAGGCAGGTTACACTGATTTTAAATTCTTACCAGATACAACTAAAGATATTTTTGATCGCGAAGCTTTACTTGGCGTATCGATTACTGGTTGGATGAATAATCCCGATATTCTATTTGATGCAAAAATACTTGAGGAAGGGGCAAACATTGTCAGACAAGTCAACAGAGAGGTTGCAGAAGTTATTGGAATCAACGCAGCGGCTAGAACGACTTGTGTCAAGCCAAGCGGTAATGCTTCGGTTCTACTGCAAACTGCTAGTGGTATTCACGCTGAGCATTCTAATATGTACATACGTAATGTACAAATGAACAAAGAATCTGAGGTAACTCAGGCTATACAAAAAACAAATCCACATATGGTCGAAGAATCAGTTTGGTCTTCAGGCGGAACTGATGTCGTTGTATCATTTCCTATCTTGCCTAAAGAAGGATCAATGCTCAAAGACGAACTAATAGGAGTTGACCATCTTGAAAAAGTCAAGCTAGCTCAAGAGCATTGGGTAAATGCTGGTACAAATGAAGAGTTATGTGCTGATAAAGGTATTCGTCATAACGTATCTAATACTATTATCGTAAAAGATTGGGATGAAGTAGAAAGCTATGTGTTTAAAAATCGCAGGAGCTTTGCAGGTATTTCTTTCTTATCTTCAATGGGTGACAAAGACTTTAACCAAGCACCAAACACCGGCGTTATCGATGCAAATACGATGGTTGATAAATACGGAACAGCTGCCATCTTTGCAAGCGGCTTGGTCGTTGATGCACTTAATGCATTTGATAATCTTTGGAATGCTTGTTCTACTGCTCAAGGTATGGGTGAAGATCTATCGGTTGAGTCTACACAAACTGCATTAAAGAAAGATTGGATTCGTAGATTCAATAACTTTGCAAATAATTATTTAGATGGTAATTTAAAAGAAACCGAGTATTGTTTAAAGGATTCTTATTTGTTACATAAATGGCATAAGATTAATGCTAACTTTAAAGATATTAGTTGGGAACAAGATCTGACCGAGAAAAAGTATACAGACGTTGATACGTTAAGTGCTGCGGCTTGTGCAGGTGGGGCTTGTGAGATAGACTTTTAATGAAAGAAAAACATTTTGTAGTCGAGTGTCGATATTGCGACATTGAAGTAGAAATATTTAGTAGAACTGACATGCTAGTTGAGTATTGTCCTTTTTGCGGTGAAGAAAATAATGCGCTCGAATTAGACTCAGACGAATACCAAGATATATAAACCTATGTGGGTTTATGATAATAATGAATTTAACGAAACCCCTGATGAATTTCAGGGGTTTGTTTATATGATAACTGAGTTAGATACAGGAAAAAAATATATTGGTAAAAAGTTTTTCTGGAAACCAAAAATATTGCCTGTTACTAAATCACGCAAACGTAGAGTACGCACAAGAGTCGAATCTGATTGGCGTACATATTATGGTTCAAACAAAGAAGTACAAACTTTAGTTGAATCAAAAGGTAAAGATAACTACAAAAGAGAAATCTTAAAGCTCTGTAAGTCAAAGGGCGAATGTTCTTATTACGAAGCAAAACTCCAATTTCAATACGACGTGTTATTATCTAATGAATTTTATAACGAATTTATTGGATGTAAGATACACTCTAAGCATATATAATATATGAGGATAATATGGTAAGACCAGTATATGAAGTGATTCGTCGAACTAAGAACCGGCGAAACAAAGAAGATAAAATTAAAGAGCTGCACGAAAATGAATCTTGGGCTTTAAAAGATATTTTACGTGGATCATATGATTCTACCGTGCAATTTAATTTCCCAGAAGGCGATCCGCCTTATACTCCTAATCAGTCACATAACGCACCATCTAACCTTCTCAAGGAACACAAAAGATTTGTGTACTTTGTAGTCGGAGGTCCAGGTGATGAGATGCCGTCATACAAACGTGAAAGAATTCTATTTGAAATTTTAGAAGGCATACATCCGGATGATGCTAAACTAGTTGTGTCAATGATTAATAAAAAGAAATTAGACGGTATTTCGAGGCCGGTAATCGAGGAAGCATTTCCTGGATTATTGCAGGATACATCATGATGGTGTGATTATTTTACTTTTAAGGAGACACTTATACATGTCAGAAAATCAGCTAGAACGTCTTAGACAAGATTCGCTTGAACTACAGGAATATGCCCAAAAACTTGAACGGAAAGGCAAGATCTCACTAATGCAAAAAATTCTGGCTAAGCGAAAATATTTAGACAATCGTATAAAAGAAGCTTCATAGTAAAAAAAGGAGTGTACTTCCCCCCTAAATTGTGGTATAATAAAGTATCAACTTTAGCGGGGGATAGTATACCATGAATATTTTTATCCTAGACACAGATCCAATCGTAGCAGCTCAATGGCAATGCGACAAACATGTCGTAAAAATGATCGTCGAGTCTGCTCAAATGCTTTCAACAGCACATCGTATTCTTGACGGTGAACAAACTCGTCGGCCATCAAAGTCCGGCAAGACCATGGTCAAATACTGGGTTCATCCAAAGCAAGATCTAGAAGATACATTGTATAAAGCCGTACATGTTGGTCATCCATGTACAGTATGGACTATGGAATCTGTTTCTAATTATATATGGCACTACCAGCACTGGAAAGCATTGTGTATCGAGTATCGGTTTCGTTATAATAAAACTCACAGTACAGAAACTTTGTTAACAGATGTATTACGAGATGCACCACGCAATATCAATTATAATAAATCGCTTACGCCATTTGCTCTTGCAATGACACATGAACCACAATGCATTCACGAAGGTGATCCTGTCAGATCTTATCAAGAATATTATCATACAAAACAAGATCGTTTTAAAATGAAATGGACGCGGCGGCAAATACCTGAATGGTTTAAGGTTGCAGCGTAATATATATTATATAACGAGAGATAGTCATGCCAATATATACAGTCAAAAAAGATAATCCCAAATCCACAAAGACATGGGAAATCAATTGTTCATATAAAGAATTACAAGACATGCTAGAAGAGTATAAACTAGTACAAGTATTATCGGCTCCTAAAATTGTATCATCTACTGGTGGAGTTTTGTCTAAAACACCTGATAGTTGGAAAGAACATCTCGGTCGTATAAAGAAGGGAGCGGGCAAAGGAAATACTATCCGGACATGAAACGAAATAAGCAGCCAAACAATTCTATGACGGTTCGTCTAGATGATTTATTAGAATATGAACCATTAACTGAAAATCAAAGAAAAGCTTTTGATGCATGGGATGAAGACTGTAATTTAGTATTAGCTGGTTCTGCGGGAACCGGTAAAACTTTTGTCGGAATGTATCTTGGTTTAGAAACTATTTTAGATTCTAATACTTTGCAAGATAGATTAATTATTATAAGATCTATGGTTCCTACAAGAGATATGGGATATTTGCCTGGTACTAAAGAAGAAAAAGAACAAGCATATGTTGCTCCATACAAAGCAATAGCATGTGATTTATTTGGAGATAAAGGCTCATGGAGTAAAGCTATCTCTTCAAATAAAATACAGTTTGAGTCTACATCTTTTATTAGAGGTGTAACTGTAGATAATGCTGTGATATTAGTAGATGAAATGCAGAATTTAAACTTTCACGAATTAGATTCTGTTATAACTCGGGTTGGCAGAGATTCTCGTGTAATATTCTCTGGCGATCACTTACAAACAGATTTTAAATATGAAGATGATAAACAAGGAATATATAAATTTTTATCTATCGTCGAACAATTGAAAAACTTTGATATAATAAATTTTGGATGGGAAGATATTGTCCGATCTGATTTTGTTAGAGATTATATTATGACAAAAGAAATGCTAAACCTATAGGAGGAAATATGGCGTTTAAACTATCAAATCGGTCAAGGAATAAACTTGACGGTGTTCATCCACAATTAGTGGCTGTTGTTGAACACGCAATAAAAGTAACTAAGGTCGACTTTGGTGTAACCTACGGTGTACGTACTGTCGAAGAACAAGAAAGACTTGTAGCAGCTGGTAGATCACAGACTATGAAGTCAAAACATTTAATTCAACCTGACGGATTCTCACATGCCGTAGATGTCGTTGCGTACGACGGTTCAGACGTTGTATGGGAAATAAACGTATATGATGATATATGTGATGCATTTAAAGAAGGTGCTGTAGATGTTGGTCTAGCTGTTAAATGGGGCGCGGCGTGGTCTGAAGGTGATATTAGAACGTACGAAGGTACAGCTGAAGATGCAATGAATGCTTACATTGACTTACGTAGATCTCAAGGCAGACGACCATTCATTGACGGACCACATTTTGAGGTCATGTCGTAAATTAACTGTGTACAAACACGTTAATTCGTGTTAGAATGTAATTATGAATTATATACATGAAAAAATTGACTTAGGCTATGAAACTCTAAAAAGAGAAGATGGCGAGAAACGCAGGTATGTCACTCCAGAAGGTGTGGCATATCCTAGCGTTACGACTGTAACCTCTATTCTTAACGAAGATAAGATCGCTAAATGGCGAGCTAAGGTCGGCGAAGAAGAAGCCAACAAGATAGGACACAAAGCTGCAACTCGTGGCACTGCGGTTCATACTCTTGTAGAAAAATATCTTAAGAACGATCCAGATTATGCAGAAGATGTATTACCACATGTAATGCAAAGTCTGACTAATATGAAACCTATTCTTGAAAAGCGTATGAATATTGTATACGATCAAGAAGTTCCATTATATAGTGATTATCTTAAATTAGCAGGCACTTGCGATTGTGCTTGTAAGTTTGATAATGTAAACAGTATTGTCGATTTTAAAACCTCTCGATTCCCTAAAAAGAAATCTATGCTTGATCATTACTTTATTCAAGCATGCGCATATTCTATTATGTGGGAAGAACGCACTGGTATGCCTATGCCTAATCTTGTAATTATAATGGATGTCGATAATGGCAGAGCTCTTACTTATAAAGAGCATCGTGATAATTGGACAGATAAGCTTCATGAAACTATTGAACTGTATCATAAAAGAAACAGACAGAAAGTAATATAATTTTTCTTATGTACATTCCATTAAAAATGTGGTAGTATACAATATGAAAGGAAATTATATGAATGATTTAAATAATTTAGATAAAGTAATCTTAACAGATTGTGATGGCGTTCTCATGAACTGGGAATATGCTATGAATGTTTGGATGCAATCACAAGGATATGAGATTGTAGATAATGGTCAAGAACATTATGATATGGGTGATCGTTACGACTTAAGTCATTTTGATAGAAAAATGCTTGTTAGGCGTTTCAATGAATCTGCTGCGATGGGTTTTTTACCACCTCTTCGAGATGCAATGTATTACGTAGATCTTCTACATCGTAAACATGGTTATACCTTTCATATGATAACTGCTCTTTCAAATAACGAGCATGCTCAAAAGCTTCGTATTCAAAATACTAAAAAATTATTTGGCGAAACTGCCTTTACTCAATTCATATTTTGTGATACTGGTGCAGATAAAGATGAGGTTCTAGAACCATATCGAGATACCGGTCTTATCTGGATCGAAGATAAATTTCAAAATGCTGAGCTCGGTAACGATCTTGGTCTTGAATCAATTATGGTCGAACATGCACATAATATGCATAATACTACATTCCCAACTTTTGCAAGATGGAAGGACATTTATGAGTACATCACTGGCGAGTCTGCTTAGTCTACGTTCCGAATATGAAGAAATTATACGACGTTATCGTATTCCTGAAGAGTACAAGAATGGTTGTATAGATAGTCTTATATGGTTTAAGTCTAATGGCAAAGGATCTAATCGCCTTAGAACTCGATATAAACGTGCTAATGAAATTGCTGATATTATTTTAGAAGAATATGAATATGAAAAAAAGAGTCATATATCAAGTATACGTGGGAAAAAGGTCGCGACTTTATGATCACTGCGTAGAATCTGTTAAAGATTATTGCAAGTTGCATAACATAGAACACGTTGTGCAAAGACAACCAATCCTAAAAATTAAACCTGATGTCTTTGCTACGAATCGTAGTAAAGAGTCGTATGAAAA